AGCGCCGCATATTCTCAGCCCACTTGTTTATGTCTAGCGTAATAGGTGGGAGTATTCGGCTCATCTACGACTACCAGCTACAGCGTCTAGTCGCATAATGCCAACGCGCCAATCAGATGCTGAATCACCAGTTACACGCATTCTAATTTGACGACCAGTAAAACGCAGGCTTGTTGGATTTGCCATATTATACGGACCGTAATCTCGCTCAGTTCCCGTTGGATAAAAGCGCGTCTTAAACGTAGCATTTACGTCGCCAAGGGTTTTTTCATCTGGAATCATGCCACGCACAGCCATGACCTGTTCCCCAACCCCAAGAGCAATTGGACCAGTTTCAGCAAATGGTTCTTGCCCACCGTAATTAAACCCAATTTCCTGCTCGTATAAAGTGCCGTCAGCGGCAATCCAAAGCGGTTGCCGAAACACGCCGCGATCAACGCCTGCAACGCGATCAATGCTACCAGTAGTCCAAATGTTTTCTGCGTAATCAAATGAAACATAACTATCACATTCTGTGCTGCTTGCGCTGGGGTAAAACCACCAGATTTCATTAAAACGGCTGTTTACAACTGCGTGTACTTTAGACTTTTGGTCGCTATTTATGTCGCTAAAAACGTAATCAGACACATCGCACGGCAATGCCTGTACAGCCCCGCCGGAATACACAAAGAATGAACGATGACCCATCCACATGACGCCTGTGTCAACAGATGCCGCCGCGTTGGCCGCAATTAATCCGCAAGATGTTCCAACACGCTCAAACCCGTAGACGTAGGGTGGGCCGCTATATGTGGCCGTGTGTGCGTCTTGATCTGTAAGTATAAGGGATTGACCGCGTGTACGCAGCCCAGCAAGAATAACGCCGTTTGTCTGTATCTGAATGTCACCCGCCTCGTTAGTCGCGGCTGGCGTCCATGAGTTATTATCTTCGCGGTCAGACCACGCCACTTTTCGAGGGTCGCCGTTTGCGCCAAAGGCAAACACAAATCGCTCCTCCGTGACCATCATGCTAGAGCAGCTTGTCGGCGCGTTTGATAGAACGGCGGCGGGAGTTGCGGCATCTAATTGCCATTCGTAAATTTTGCCGTCGTCTGCGGTACAGCCCAGCAAATACTCGCCCCAATTTTCCAAGCTCCATGTTGTAGCCGTAAGGATGTTAGAGGTATCTTCAGACGGCAAGCCATACAGCCCATTACTAAAAGTGCTGGAACCATATCCAGTAAATGCAGTTGCATCTACTCTACCAGATGTAAAACCAACCGGAGTAATATCACTTATTGTGTCGCCAGAAGTCATAGCGTAAAGTTTATCGTAAGTGCCAAATACAACACGACGATTATTGTCGTTATCTTCCCACGAAGTAATTGTGCGAGCGACGCCGTTAAGATCAACAGTACCGCGCTGACGCCAGCCGCCAATAGGGCGCAAAGCGCCTTCATGCCAACGAATTAAGTTACCGTCGCGCCAGCGGCCTTGAGATTGATACTCAGTTCCGTTTCTATACTGACCCGCTGGAAGGTTTAGTGGAATTAACGGCATGTGCCTTCTCCCTAAAAGGGTTTCGCTGGCCAGTCGGCATCGTCCAGATTTGGAAAGTTCTCATGCGCCGTAATGTCACGAAGTGCCTGACGGTAAGTTGTCATGGCTGCATCCATAGTTACATCAGTCAATGCGAAGTAATCCGTCTCTGCAATAAGGCCGTCGCGCTTTACACGGGCTTCTCCTGCACGGGAGACTGATCTTTCTGCAAGTTGCTCTACTGAAAGCTCACGAGTAGTAGGTGCATACACCCACACACCATCCTGTAGTACCGGTACGGGGTTATACTCAACAAAGTGTGTCTCAGTGTCATGCTCTGGGCTTGGTAGCCATTTCACGTCATGCACACCATAAGACGCCAGCATCTCATCAGAGATTTTCTTTGGGAAGCTAACTCTTGGGTTGTCACGGCGTAGTTTCCCAACTGAATATGGGTAAGTGTCGATCTCGCCGTTTGTAACTTTTACGAACATTGTATTAGTCCTTCTCTGTTCGGTGTTAGATTAAGAGACTTGCTGCTGTATTACGGCAAGCATGATCTCAGCCTTCTTTTGCTCCAGCTTTTCTGAGGCCAGAAGGTTGCGAAGTTGATCTGAAAAATTTGACAACTCAGCTTGGTCAGCTTGTGACTTCTTGCTGATCTCGTTCAAGGCAATCGTGTAGTTGTCGATGTTAATCTGATATCCCATTACTTCTTGGATACGAGCTTCTAAAGACGCCTCTAAGATTTCTTCACGAGTTTTAGGTTGTTCCTGATCTTCCATGATATTCCTATAAGTTGTTAAGGGTTAAAGAAAGCTACATCATTGCAACTACCAGCAGGTAAAGTAGATGGGTTAGAATACTTAGCGCCAAAGCCAGAACCTGACCAAGGATAAGCTGAGACGTAAGGAGATCCTCTATGGCCTAAAGCTATAGCTGAACCGTCAGAGCTGAAGTCTACCCTATAGCTATATCTACTACTTGTAGCTGGATTAGTATATTTAGTGCCGAAGCCACTACCTGACCACGGGTAGGCTGTAACGTAAGGGAAAGAGGCGTGAGCTACAGCTATAGCTGAACTATCAGGACTGAAGGCTACACCATAACCCTGCGGTGGCAAGGTGGATGGGTCAGCAAACTTAGTACCAAAGCCACTACCTGACCAAGGGTAGGCTGAGACTCTAGGGCCAAAGGCGTGAGATACAGCTATAGCTGAACCATCAGGGCTAAAGGCTACACCATAGCCATTTTGTGTAGGTAAGGTAGATGGGTTGGCATACTTAGTGCCGAAGCCACTAGCTGACCAAGGGTAGACTGTAACGTAAGGGCTAGCACTAATACCTACAGCTATAGCTGAACCATCAGGGCTGAAGGCTACGTCATAGCACTTGCCAGTAGGTAAAATAGATGGATTAGCATACTTAGTGCCGAAGCCTGAACCTGACCAAGGATAAGCAACAACGAAAGGGCTATCTTCACAAGCTACAGCTATAGCTGAACCATCAGGGCTAAAGGCTACACCAAAGCCATCACCACTTGGTAAAGTAGATGGGTTAGAATACTTAGCACCAAAGCCATCACCTGACCAAGCATAAGCTGAGACACGAGGGTATGCGATATCGGTTACAGCTATAGCTGAACCGTCAGGGCTGAAGGATACTCCAGTGCCAGTGCTATAGGGTAAAGTAGATGGGTTAGAATACTTAGCGCCAAAGCCATCGTCCCACGTGTATGCTGAGACGTAAGGGCTAGAAACATGTGCTACAGCAATAGCACCAATAGCAGCACCGCCACCAGAAGCCGACATAAGCCTTCTTGCAGCAGAACTCATGACAGAGCCTGTCCCGCAGTAAAGCCATAAAAAGTAGTACCGCCGTCCGTAGTAAAGAACACAAACACGTCAACCTCACCAGAACCAGTTGATATAGTCGGAGCTTCTGCGGCAGCCCAGTCAACGGAAGCAGGCCATGTGATTGTTCTGGCAGTGCTGCTTTGCACTATCTTCAGGGTAAACGAATATCCCGTGCCGGATGCTGGTGGATTGCTAAATGTGAACGTGGTGTTCTGTGTGAGTGTGTGGCTAAACGTGTTGCCTGTCTCGCAGTTAATTGTAGTGGCACCAGCAGTTGATGTAACAGCTGCATAGGATTCGTTATAGCTATCAGCTTTAAACTCGCCAGTGATGTCTACGTTGCCGGTGTAAGCTGCGCCAACCTTTGCGTTAATTTGAGTTTGGATTGCGCTAGTGACCCCTGAGACATAATTAAGCTCAGCAGTTGTGATAGTTGCACCATCAAGAATCAAAAACTCAGTGTTAGTCACGCCGCCAAGTAATGTGTCAACGCTTGCCCAATTTGTGTTTAGTTTGGTCCCCCAAGTGTCAGCACTTGCGCCAACTTCAGGCTGAGTCCAGCTATAATTTGTTGTAGTTCCATCAGCCATTACGCGGCCCTTTCCAAATAATCTGCCTCAGTCCAACTTGTGGTGGGTTCTGGCGAGTTGGTCCATTTATAACGCGAATTGACAGAAGTGCCAACTTGCACATTGTCACTGGCAGCAAACGATTTAATTCGGTTCCAGTATAAGTTTACGCCGCTAGTAATCGTATCGGAAACATTGCCAGCAATTGTCGTGTATCCAATTACCGAAACAGACGTTGTAATGCTGTCCAATACTGCTCCATTTTTGATTAGTATCCCAGCAGAAGTAGTAGTGCTTGAAATACTATCGCTAACAGAGCTGTTTTGCAAACGCCGCGCAGATGCAGACACTCCAGACGTAATAACCGCAGAAACAGCGCCTTCATACACTTGCGGCAAACCATATTTAGCCGCCGAAAATAAACCAGTGCCGTATCCAGTTCGAAGGGTCATTAGTTGAGCGTCACATCAAGGTCGCCAGTTGGAATGCGGAACACATCGCCATCTGCAATAGCTTTTGCTGTTGTTAAAGCAGCATGAATAATCATGTTACCACCAGAAGAAGCATCCATAATGCCAATCCAACCTACTGTACCCCAAGCGCCGCCAGAGGCAGCAGGGAATTCAATGCCAGCAGTATTAGACGCCGTGTTGCCAGTGACTGAAAATGTAGCAGCAGTGCGAGCATAGCCGCTGCCAGACACTTCTGTGCCAGCCACGCCAGTGTCAGTTGGGTCAGACGTAAACAAGCCAACATACCATGTTGTTGGGCGCGTCACGCTGTCTGTGGTCAACAAATACTTTAGCGTACTTGTCTCGAAAGCATTTGTTAAAGACATTCAGTCTCTCCGATTAGATATATCTGAGCCAGATATACACCAGTTTCAGTTTAATAGCTAGTCACACGCATCCGCAATCCTGAACCCGCAAATCTCGTGTCATCTGATGATTTTTGCAAGGATTGAATGGCTGCCGAATATAATGCCGCCCAAGTCTGAACTCGCGCGTCGTCATTCAAGTACGGTGCAGCCTGAACAAGAGCGCCATACAAATAAATATCAGGTGCTTCAGACAAAAGCCAGTTTTTGACGTTTGAATCGCTCAACGCTGGCGTTTTTGCGTAATATTGCAGTTGCATCTGATATTCAGCGTCAGGTGTCGGGAAAACCTCAATAGTATCACCGATATTCGCGTAAAATCTCGGAACGCCAGCAATGTCGTTGTTGTTTTGACGATACTCAAGCATGTCATCGCGTGAAATTAGCTCAATGCGCTGTGTCGTGCCAGATGTAATGCCAAAACGCACAGTCTCAAGCCAATCAGCAGGCATTTGCACGTATCGGCTGTCAAGCGTAGCGTCTACACGGTTAATCATTCTGTAGTGACGCAAATCACGATTAATGCCAGCCTCAGCCAACGAAATAAAGTCCGGTGTGACCGCTGTTAGGTCATCACGGTTAAGCCAGTTGGCTATGCTGGATTGCAGCTCTGCGTAAGTTGTGATTGCCATTACTGTAACAGTCCTCGCTGTGGACGAGCTTGCGGACGTAATGACTGCAATGTCGCCAAGTTGGTGGGCATAGGCTCTCCGAACATACGCATGTAGTCACGAGCAACTGCCGCTGCGTAATCACGCTGCTCAGGTATGTCCATGCCTGCGGCAGAGCCGATGCGATCATATTTATCAGGGCCAGCGTTGTATGCTGTCAATGTTGCCTCTGGGTCGCC